TTTCTTACCTCCTACTCTGTCTCGCAAACTAAGCCGCTGAGATCATAGGAGAATGTGCTTGTGGTAGTGCCATCGCTGACAACAACCTGGAAGTTCTGTGCATCCTTGTCGGTGATCTTGAATACTCCATCCTTGTCAGGATCGTTGATGAGCTCAACAAGTCCGGTCTCGATGGAAGGATCAAGTCCAACCTTGACGGAAGTGTAATCTCCCCAGTCTTCAGCGGTAAACTTGATTGCGAGGAAGTTACCAGCTCCGGCCAAAGGACCGGAATCGGCAACACCGTCAGCGACATATTTCAGTGTTCCGGTGATGGCCCCATTCGCCACGGTCACTCCGCTCTGCATCTGATTGGTCTTTTTATTCCAATACTGCTTTGTTGCAGCCGGAGATGAAAGTGTGGGGCCTGTTAAAAATTTACAGTGATCTCAGCGAATGCAAGAGTGTCGATGAGTTCGCACTCAGATCTCTCATATCCGGAATAGATAAACTTGTGAGCCTTGATGTCCTTGTCTGTCTCTACCATGAGATCCTGGATGACATTGTTAACTACTCTCTTAGGATCACCGAGAAGGATCTTTCCGTCTGCTACAGATTCCTCGATCTTAACAGCAGCACCAAGAAGGAAGCCGTTAGCGCCTTCGTTAGCGTTTGCCTGATAGATGAGCTGGCCTGCACTGTTGGTCAAGCCGACGATGTAATTGAAGAGGGTAGCCTGTGAGCAGTAAACTACTGTCTTAGCATTTCTCTTAAGCTTGCCGAATGCCTTGGTGATATCAGCGAATACAAGAGTGCCGGAAGTAGCTGCGTTAAACTTGTTATCGTTGTCGATGCTGCCTTCAATAGTGGAAACCATATCATCAGCAATAGCTTCGCCGATGCTGTTAGCGATTTCCTGAACGAGATAAGCCTCGAGAGAGTCAATGCTCATCTTAGCCTCTGCATAGGAAAGCTCTACAGACTTAACGAAGTCCTTACCTGCGAGAGTAACCTTCACGAAGGTGTTCTTCTCGTCGTCGTTTGCTACGCCTTCATTCTTAACAGCGCCAGCGCCCTGAACGATAGCGGTATGCTTAACTACTTCGAGAATGGTGCTGGTGCGGTATGTTGTAACGTCACCAACGATAACGTGATTCTCGGATACGAGATCCCAGATCTTGTCTACCATGGTAGTAGGAAGCACGTTAGGTGTGTTCTGAGTGGTGTGAACGAAAGCTTCGTTCTCCATCTTAGTCATCTGGTCGTCTCTGCCAGAGATGTGCTTCAGGAATGCGTTGCGGTATTCGATGCTGGATGCATCATAGATTTTCTCCATATTGGTCTCCTCCCCGAGCTTCTGCTCGTTCTGAAAATTTGCCTGGACAGTGTTGTCCATGTGAATCGCGTTCTCTTCTGCAAGAGCTTCCTTTTCTGCCTGGAATTCTGCCTGCAGTTTCTCGATCTCGGCCTTCTTTGCTTCGGCCTCTTCGAGCTTGCCATCAGTTGCGAGCTGTTTGCCTTCGGCCTTGAGCTCTGCCACTTTGGTGTTGAGTTCTTCTAAAGTCATTTTTATACCTCCGTAAAATAATCGAGAAGCGCCTGTCTACGCTTCTGCATCTTATCGATAACAGAAGGCGGCAACATTCCGCCGACGGATGCTGCTAAGCGAACAGTTTCGCCTGTTCCGTTTTGGCTTCCGGCGATCTCATCGATCAAGCCGTAGTCGACTGCGTCCTGTGCTGTGATCCATGTCTCGGCATCCATAAGATCGAGCGCGTCCTGTTCGGACATGCCAGCCTTTTCGACGTATGCTGCGGCGATGGCTCTGTTGGCCTGCTTAAGCATTTCCGAAGCGTGGTCCATGTCGTGATAGTTACCGACTGCGAAGGTGCTGACATTGTGCACCATCATCTGAGCTGTCGGTGCGATGTCTGACTTCGCTGCACAAGCGATCACGCTGGCAGCAGACGCAGCCACACCGACCACGTGGATCTTCACGTTGCCCTTGTAGGATCTGATCGCCGAATAGATTTCGGATCCAGCGAATACATCTCCGCCTCCGGAGTTGATGTCGATGTCAACATCTTCGCCGTTAGCCTCATCAAGTGCCGCGTGGACCTTACTGGGAGAGCAATACGTCTCGCCAAACCAGTCATAAATCCAGCCATCAGAATCCGGCACGATAGCTCCTTTGACGTCTATCTTCATCCTGTGCTACCTCCTTCCGTAGAATTTCTGCTACTATCCACGGCAGCAGTGTCGAGTCTCCGGATCGGAATGTCTCCGCCAGGAACCGGAGCAAGGTTAAAGGTGGCGCGCCACTCGTTCGGTGTCAACGCACCTCGATCGACCATGGCCTGCAGATTGAGCTTAGTGGAAATTGAAGCAGAGTCCCACGCGGATGCTTCGAAGACGATCTTGTTTCCGAAGACTCGCTCGCGCCTGGTGAACAATTTCCGTGTATATTCTCCGCTGAGCTGGATAAGCACCGGCTCAACCTCTGCATCGAAATAAGAATTATATTGCGTCTCGGTATAGTTCGATGAGACGATCGACTCGTTTGTATTGAACAGATCGAAGATCCTCTTCGTCGTGCGGTCCATCTGGGAAGCGTTCGGCACGAAGTCCGTCGGCTTGATCTGTTCCGCATCTGCTTTCGCATCGACTGCTGCCACGCCCAGGCCCGCATCGGTCGAGAGGAAATTCTCTGCGAAGTTCTTTGCCTGAGTCCTAAGATCTTCCTGGCGCATCGAGTTCGAAAACTTAAGCAGCCATCTGATGACGGAGCTGTTCTTGATCGCGTTGATCACGCCCTGGTCTGTTGTCGTTACCACATCCAGAAGCGGCACAAGGACCGGAGCGATCGGAGTGCCGAAGATGTCGTTCTCGTTGTAGTCCTGCCTCAGATGGATGATGTCCTCATAGGGGAAGGTGAAGATCTTGCTGTTCTCCAGAGTAAACTGCAGCCAGAGCTTTCCGTCTTCCTTATAGATCGCATCAACAGTCCGGGCTACGATCGGATAAATCTCCATCGGCGATCCCATCTCATCTCTGATGATGAGCGCGAAGGCGTTTGAGTTAATGCAGAGCTGCGTCGCAAGTTTCTCCTGGAGCATCTGCCCTGTCATTAACGGATTCGGCTCTGCTAAGAGAAGCTTCATCGAGTTTAGCGGATTCACCTTCAGATCTGTGTGACCTTCTTCGTCGAGTGTCTCTCGTAAGTGTTTCGCTACGAGCTTCCCGGTCGCTTTTACCTTTGGCCGGATGCAGCTTCGAACGATGTCGGAGTTGTAGACCGTGCCGTTCCATGAAAGATAATTGTTGCCGATCTGCGTCATGAGCTCCACGCCTGCGACTTTCTTGTCGCTTAGTGCAGATCGGATCCTTGCAAAAAGTCCCATCTCTTCACCTGCCTTTGTCAGATGAGGGACATATACTCCTCTTTTTTATCCTGGAGCACAACGTAGGCATCCAGAAGAGAAGCGGTCCCATCAATTCGCTTGTTAGCACTGTGTCCTTTGTTCGGCTGGACGTTGCCATTTATGTCAGACTTCACGTAAGTGTTGGCGAAGCACCATCTGTCTATCGGGTTAGCATTGTAAATGATGTTACCCGCGCCGAAGTCCGCTTTCAGATCCTTCATCGGAGCGGAAAGAGTGGCCGTGCCCTGTCTCACCGGGATCATGACGCTCTTTCCAAATTCCTGTTGAAAGAGGGACAAAAGACTGTCATCGATGTGCCAAGGGTCATATCCGATGTACAGCGGATAGATATCCTCTTTGTCCCTCATCTCCAGAAACCAGTCGAGAAAGACTCGCTTGTTAACTTTATTCCCGGGCTCTACCCGGATAAGGCCCCGCGCCATCCAGATATCATATGGAGCATCATCAGGATGATGCCGATCTTTCATCTGATCGAGTTTCGCCTGCGGGATCCAGTACATGCTATAGACGTAGATCTTCGGATCATTCGGTCTCATGCCGATCAGCTTCGCACTGTTTAAGTCGATGCTGTCCGCTGCGTCCATTCCGCCGATAGCATAACGGAGCTTTAGATCCTCCGGGATCTTCTCATCGTTCGCAAGCTCAGCCCAGGAGAGCCATGCTGCATCCGAGTTCTCTTTAAGGTTGAAATCTTTAACCAGGACAGTCGGAAGGAAAGTGTCGTCTGACTTTGCCTTCTCTACGCATCCCTTCAGGAAGTCTGTATCTTTTACAGATCCGAGACCTGGATTCGCCTTGATCCACATCTTCGGATCCGTCCACTCTTCTCTTCGATCAAGCTCGTAGATGATCGGAAGAAATCTCTCATCCTGGATCGTGCCCTCGATCACTCCGGTCGCGTAGTCATACTGACTATCATAGATCGAGTCTCTGACGAAGCCGTTCGTCGTGATACACCAGAGCATCGGCTGGCGTCTCGCGGACATGGATTGCTTCATCAGGTCGTAGATGTCCCTGTTCTTAATCGCGGCAAGCTCGTCGATGACGATGCAGTGACCGTTGAGGCCGTCAAGGCTGTTGGTGTTGGATGCTAACGCCTTGATGAAGCCCATGTTCACATCGCAATACAGATCAGACTGTCTCTTCCGGACATGCCTGCTGATTACTTTGGATTGCTTTGTCATATTGCAGCACTCAACGAAGCCCTTCATGGCCTGATCGCGAGCAGTGGCGATCTGGTAACACTCCGGAGCGCCTTCTTTGTCAGCCACTAACATGTAGAGCTGTATTGCAGAAAGAAGTGTCGTCTTGCCGTTCTTTCGAGCGACTATGTTAAGCACTTCCTGATAACGGCGAAGGCCCTCATCATCTACGAAGCCGTAGGCCGCCTCAAGCAGTGCCTTCTGGTAGAGTTCAAGCTTTAATTCGGATCCGATCTTGCCTTGCGACTGTTTACAGAATTGCTCTATAAACCGGACCGGCCTTGTGGCTTTCTCCTCATCAAAGTGCCACTTGCTTTGATTGTGCAGATCATCCAGGAGCTTCTCATATTCCCGCTTGATCTTCTCGCACGCGAGGATCTTTCCGTCCAGCACAGCGATCGCATAAAGCTCGAGATCTGTCATGCCAGAAAGTCTATCAGCTCGTCGTCAGTGGCTGATCCGGTGCCCTTCGGGAGCATCGAGTCGAGCTGCTTCATCGTCCTCGTGTATTGAGCCGACAGACTGATGTAGAGATCCGCGTTCGGTCTCTTCCGGTCGTAGGGCTCTATGCTTGTCGACTGTTGGAAGGGTTCCGTCCAGCCGTTCTCGTCGAGATCCTTCTCCAGATCTTCCAGCGTGGCCTTCTGATAAGCCGCGCGCTGGATCAGCCTCTCCGCGTTCAGTTTGTGGGCCGCGTCTATGGCTTTATATTGTCTTTTCAGGGCGGAAACTTCTCTTCGAATCCGCGCTTCTTTTGACATGTCTGGCATAAAAGCTCCTATCTTCTCCGAAGGGGAGGGTAAAAAGTGCTTACTCAGCCAAAATCGAG